TGGAAGAAATAATATATAGCCACATTTGGCAGGAGTTAGTCGGAGCAAATAGGAGCTATTCGGAGTAAACCGGAGCGCGTAAAAATGAGCAAGAATGCGCCGGACCAAAACTGGATAATTGCGTATTATCAGGCAATCAAGAACGGATCCGAGACTGTTGGAAAGTGGATCCGGATGTTATACGAGTTTATCGTGGCCGGGATCGAGTCCAAGGCCTTTTATTTTGACCAGAAGAAGGCAAACGACGCGGTCAACTGGATCGAGGCGCACTGCTTCCATGTAGAAGGTCCGCTCGCGCCGGGTCCGCTGGTGCTGAACCTGTGGCAGAAGGCGCTGATCAGCTGCATCTTCGGGCTGACGAACGATAAAGGCCAGCGGCAGTTTGCAGAAGTCGTCCTGGTGATCGGCCGGAAGCAAGGCAAGAGCGCTCTGGCAGCTGCAATCGCAAAATACATGTGGTGGATCGCCGGTGGGTACGGTGCGAAGATCTTCACGATCGCGCCGAAGCTCGACCAGGCGGACATCATCTACAACAACCTCTGGCAGATGGTGCTGCTGGATCCGGAGTGGCAAGAGAGACGGGACAAGCTCGAGGCCGCGAAGAAAAGCAAGTCGGCGAAGGATGACCCGGAGCTGGCCAGGCACCGGATGACGGACCTGTACTTGCCGGCAAACAATGGGACGGTCAAGAAGATCGCGTTCAGCGCCAGGAAGTCGGACGGCTTCAATCCGAGCTTGTGTATCTGTGACGAGATCGCGAGCTGGCAAGGTGATCAGGGCCTCAAGCAGTACGAGGTCATGAAGTCCGGCATGGGCGCCAGAGGCGACGCGATCATGCTCTCGTGCACGACTGCCGGATATGTGGACGGCGGCATCTATGACGAGCTGCTGGCGAGATCCACAAGATTTTTACTGGGCAACAGCAAGGAAAAGAAGCTGCTGCCCTTTTTATATGTCGTCGATGAGCCGGAGAAGTGGAACGACCTGAACGAGCTGCACAAGAGCAACCCAAACCTGGGCGTCTCAGTTCCTCATGATTTTATGCTCGAGGAGATTGCAGTCGCAGAAGGGAGCCTCAGCAAGAAGACGGAGTTCCTCACGAAATACTGCTGCGTGAAACAGCACAGCAGCCTTGCGTGGCTTCCGGCTGTAGAAGTCGAGCGAGCAGCTGCGGATTCTCTTCCGGATCTGAAAGACCTCGCGAACTGCTACTGCGTAGGTGGCATCGACTTGTCCAGGACGACAGACCTGACGGCCTGCACGGCGGTGATCCAGAAGGACGGGCAGCTGTATGTGTATGCCCGTTTCTTCTTACCGGGCGCACGCATGGAAGAAGCGATCGCCAGGGACGGCCTGCCGTATGACGCCTACGTCAAGCGCGGGATCCTGAAGCTGTCCGGCGAGAACTTCGTGGACTACAACGACTGCTTTGCGTTCTTCCGGGAGCTGGTGGAGAAGTACAAGGTGTACCCGCTCGTCACCGGTTACGACAAATACTCGGCGCAGTATCTGGTCCAGCAAATGGAGGCATACGGATTTGTCATGGATGACGTCTACCAGGGCTTCAACCTGACGCCGTGCCTCAATGAGTTCGACGGGCTGCTGCGGGACGGCAAGGTCCATATCGGCGACAACGACCTGCTGAAGATCCACCTGCTGAACGCAGCACTCAAGCATGACACACAGACGGAGCGGATCCGGCTGGTGAAGATAAAAGCAACAGATCACATAGACGGCTGCGCCGCCCTGATCGACGCCATAACAGTGCGGCAGAAACACTGGGCAGAGATCGGCGGCCGGCTCGAGAACAGCGGGAGGTAAAACCGCATGGGCTTATTCGATAAAATTTTCGGCCGCGACATGACGCCGCCACGCCAGGAGCAGACATCGTTCCAGCTGCTGAGTGATTACCGGCCAGTGTTCCGCACATGGGGCGGCGAGATGTACGAGACGGAGCTGGTCCGTGCGAGCATCGATGCAATCGCTCGGCACACGAGCAAGCTGCAGATCACGATCCACGGCGAGGCAAAGCCGAAGCTGCGCACGCAGCTGAAGCGGTCCCCGAACAACTTCCAGACCTGGGGCCAGTTCCTATATAGGCTGCGGACGATCCTGGAGATGCAGAACACGGCCATCATCGTGCCGGTGATCAGCGAGACCGGCGAGACTGTCGGCATCTATCCGGTGTATTACACCAAGCTGGACGTCGTGGCCTATAAGGGCGAGCCGTGGATCCGGATGGAATTCCAGAACCATGACCGGGCAGCAGTCGAGCTGTCCAAGGTCGGGATCCTGACCAAGTACCAGTACCGGAACGACCTCTTCGGCGAGAGCAACAAGGCGCTGCATCCGACGCTTGAACTCATCGACATGCAGAACCAGGCGATCGAGGAAGGCGTGAAGACGTCGGCCTCTTACCAGTTCATGGCGACGTTGACGAACTTCACGAACGACGAGGATCTGGCGAAAGAGCGTGCACGGTTCACGGAGCAGAACCTCCGGGCGAAAGGATCCGCAGGTGTGCTGCTCTGGCCAAACACCTACAAGGACATCAAGCAGATCGAGACGAAGCCGTTCGTGGTAGATGCTCCACAGATGAACCTGATCAGGACGAACGTGTTCGACTACTTCGGAGCGAACGAAGACATCCTGCAGAACAAGGCCTACGGCGATGCCTGGGCCGCTTTTTATGAGGGCTGCATCGAACCCTTCGCCATTCAACTGTCGGATGTGCTGACCAAAATGCTGTTCACTCCGCTCGAGCAATCGAACGGGTCCTACATCATGGCCACCAGCAACCGGCTGCAGTACATGACCAACAAAGACAAGATCGACACCACGGCAGCGTTCGCCGATCGGGGCATGGCCACCATCGACGAGCTGCGAGAGATCTGGAATCTGCCTCCCCTGCCGAACGGCCTGGGCGAGACGATCCCAGTCCGCGGTGAGTATTACGACCTTAGAGAGAACAACGAGGAAGGAGGCATCGTAAATGCCGCAGAGGAATAACAGAGAGTACAGGATGATGCCGGTCATGACGCAGCCGGAAGAGAGAGCGGAGCAGAGACTGGCGACGGACTACTACGTGGAAGGCTATGCGACAACCTTCGGACAACCGTACCTGCTCTGGGACGATGGAAACGAAAAGTTTTACGAACAGATCGCACGCAACGCTTTTGACGAAGCGGACATGACGGATGTTATCTTCCAGCACAACCACGAGGGTAAATGCTTCGCCAGGACGAAGATGCGCGCAGACAAAGCGCCGACGCTCATCCTGGAGCCGCAGGATCGTGGCCTGTTTGTCGCAGCGGATCTCGGCATGATCGCCGAAGGCCGCGAAGAGTGGGCTGCTATTAAAGGCGGCCTTGTTTATCAGATGTCCTTTGCATTCACCGTCGCCGATGACGAGATCACGATGATCGACGAAGGCGAATATCTTAGGACGATTAAATCGATCAGGAAGGTGTTCGACGTCTCGAGCGTTGACGCGCCCGCAAATCCGAACACCCTCATTGATACGCCAGCTCGTGCTGCTTTCGATGGATTTATCGAACAGCGGCGGCAGGAGTTGCAGAGAGCTGAAGAAGAAGCCATCGCAAAACAGAAAGCGCTCGCCCGGATCCGGATCCTGGCTGAGAGCTAAGAGGTAAAGACATGGACAACATCAAAGAAATGGAGACGGCAGCTCTGGAGGAACGCAAGGCCGAGATCACCGCAGAGGTGACCGAGGAAAGATCCCTGGAAGAGCTGAACGCCTTCGAAGAAGAACTCCGCGCCATCAAGGACGAGCTGGAAGTTCGCAAGGCTGAGGAAGCCGAACGCAGAGCCAAGGCGGAAGAGGTCCTGAGCGAAGTCGGAGAAATCACCAACACCATCGAACCCGTAGAGGAGAGAACAATGGAAAACATCGAAATCAGAAACAGCAAAGAGTACATCGACGCTTATGCCGAGTACATCAAGACCGGCGACGACAGAGAGTGCAGAGCGCTCCTGACCACCAACGCCAGCGGCACCGTGCCCGTGCCCGACTTCGTATATGACGAGGTCAAGACCGCATGGGAACGCGACGAAATCACCCGCAGAGTCCGTAAGGCCTACCTGAAGGGCAACCTCAAGGTCGGCTTCGAGATCAGCGCATCCGGCGCAACGGTCCACACCGAAGGCGGCGCAGCCGTATCCGAAGAGTCCCTGACCCTTGGCGTCGTCAACCTGGTCCCCAGCACCATCAAGAAGTGGATCTCCATCTCCACCGAAGTCTATGACATGAGAGGCGAAGCGTTCCTGCGCTACATCTACGACGAACTGACCTATCAGATCGCCAAGAAGGCTGCAGACGAACTGCTCGACAAGATCATGGCATGCGGTACCGTCGGCACGACCACCCAGGTCGCAGTCGCGTCCATCACTTCCACCCAGATCAGCGTCGGCCTGGTTGCTCAGGCTCTCGGCTCCCTGTCTGGCGAAGCTGCTGATCCCGTAGTCATCATGCACCCGACCACGTGGGCCGCTTTCAAGGCCGCACAGGCAGCCAATGGCTACAACTATGACCCGTTCGAAGGGCTGACCGTAATCAAGAACAGCCACATGACCGCGTTCAGCGCCGCCACCACTGGCGTCGCCTACATGATCGTCGGCGACCTCGGCTATGGCGCCCTGATGAACTTCCCGGACGGTGACAACGTCAAGTTCGTCTTCGACGACAACACGCTCATGACGCAGGACCTGATCCGCATCATCGGCAGAGAGTACGTTGGCATCGCACCGGTCGCTTGCAACGCCTTCGTGCAGGTCAAGCACTAATCCGACGTCAACCTGGGAGGGATTGACAAGCCCGGCTGCAGGTCTCTTGCTCTACCTGTAGCCGGGACTTTTTACGAAGAGCAAGGAAAAGGAGCAAGACCATGAGAACACTAATCGGAGTCCCCTGCATGGATCAGGTGGCTGCGCCCTTCGCGCAGAGCCTGGCAACCCTGAACAAGTGCGGCGAGGTGCAGCTGGGCATGACGATCAGCTCGCTGATCTACACGGCCCGGAACGACTTCGCCAAGGCAGTCATAACGAACAACGCGGACGCCCTGCTGTTTTTCGACAGCGACATGATCTTCCCGGCAGACACGCTGGAGAAGATGGTGAAGCACATCGAGGACGGCAAGGAGATCGTCACGGGCTTGTACTTCAAGCGGAGGCCTCCCTTCGGTCCGGTGCTTTATAAGGCGCTGGGCTACAGAGAGGAAACCGACGAGACGTACTTCGAAGACCTGATCGAGCTGCCGGAAAGCAAGGAACCGTTCGAGGTTGCCGGCTGCGGAATGGGCTGCTGCATGATCTCGAAGTCGGTCCTCCTGGACGTGGTGCTGAACTATAAGACCTGGTTCAACCCGATGCACAACTTCGGGGAGGACTTGGCCTTCTGCTGCCGCGCCCGGGACCTTGGCCACAAAATCTGGTGCGACCCGACCATCAGCTGCGGGCATGTCGGCCAGCTGATCGTAAACGAGGAAGTCTGGCGGAATACCCTCGGCGAAAGGAAATAGAAATGCTCAACCTTGTAAAAATGGCGCTGCGGATCACGACCACGGCGTTCGATGACGAACTGAATATGCTGATCGCAGCCTGCATGAGCGAGATGGCTGCCATGAACGTCCTGATCGACACGGACGGGAACGGCGATCCGACCTCGGAGCAGGTAAAAGCGGCTGTCGTGGCCTTCTGCAAGTGGCGCTTCGGCAACCATGAGGACAAGGACCAGTGGGAGAAGATCTACCACACCAGCCTGGCGCAGCTCAAAACTATGACTGACTACACAGACTGGAGGGGTAACTGATGAGTGAACCCATCGTTCTGACCTTAGTGGCTGAGACCTGGACAAAGGACAGCATCGGCCAGCGTGTTGCAAGCTATACGGACCGGGAAGTCTTCGCGGAGCGCGAAAGCGTGACCAGGGCGGAATGGTCCGCAGCAGGTGAGCAAGGGCTGAACCCACAGTACAAGGTGAACGTCTTCGTCGGCGACTATGAAGGAGAAAAGATCGCCCGCATGGACGTGGGAGGAACCGAGAAGACCTTCGCGATCTATCGGACCTTCCGCGACAGCGACACGGTCGAGCTGTATCTGGAATGGAAGACCGGCGAAGGCAATAACCCGAAGCCGTCACCCACTCCTGATGGAGGCGGTGAGGATAATGGCTAAAGGTTACACCGTCGAGGAGTTCTCGCTGGCCGTCAATGAGGCCATGAAGGAATTCCAGCACAGCGTGGACTACGACATCGTCTATGTGACCCAAAAGGTCGCAGACAAGGCCGCGGAAAACGTGAAGCGGTACATCAAGAGTTCAGGCATCAAGGGCACCGGCAAATACCGGCGCAGCATCAAGGCGAGGACCATCAAGAGCAGCCCGCTCGCGAAGGCGTCTGTCGTCTATGCTGAAAAGCCTCACTACCGGCTGACGCATTTACTGGAGCATGGGCATGCCAAAGTGAACGGCGGCCGCACCAGAGCGTTCGCGCACTGGGCACCTGCCGAAAAGCAGGCCATCGAAGACTTTATGAAGGAACTGAAGGAGGCGATCGAGAGTTGACGCTTGCAGATATGAAAACTTTACTGGAGAGCGTGAACAGCTTCGCCGACAAGGTCACCTACTACGAATGGCCTATAAACGAGGCGCCCGCCCTTCCGTTTGTGTGCTATTTCAGCCCGCAGGATTACACTTTCCCGGCTGACAACGTGGTCTATTATCAGCGGCCGCGGTTCAGAGTGGAACTCTACACAAAAGACAGAGATCCGGCGACGGAGGCCCTCTTCGAGGATGCCTTCACCAAAGCCGGCCTCTACTACACCAAAGAGACCGAGTACCTGGACGACGAACGCTGCCAGGTGACGGTCTTCAGTTTATAAGGAGGCCAAAACAATGGCAGAGAACAAGGTCCGGTTCGGTCTGAAGAACGTCTACTACGCAAAGCTGACCGAGTCCTCCGACAACACGAACAACACCTTCGCCACGCCTGTGGCGGTGCCCGGAGCCGTGTCCATGACCCTGGACAGTAACGGCACGGATGGCACCTTCTACGCGGACAACGTGGCATACTTCAAGACCTTCGCCAATAACGGCTATACCGGCACGCTGGAAATGGCTCGCATCAATGACAGCATGCTGAAGGACATCTGGGGCATGACCCTGGATGCGACTTCCAAGATCCTTTACGAGGAGAACGACGTGCAGCCGAAGCCCTTCGCCCTGATGTTCCAGGTTGAAGGCGACGTTGAAGAAGAGCTGAACGTATTCTACAGAGTCGTGCCCACCAGCAAGCCCTCTATGGGCAGCCAGACCATCGGCGAGCAGGTCGAGCCGGTCACCCAGAGCTTCGACTTCGAGGCCCTGCCGCTTGTCACCGGTCCTTCCTACCAGAAGGGCAAGATCAAGGGCAGAACGACCGACAGCACGACCACGGCAGTTAGATCCGCCTGGTTCAGCACGGTGCAGATCACCACAACGGCTTAATAAGAGACGGGCGGGCCTTCGGGTCCGCCTTTTCTTTGCATAGTAAAGGAGCAAGACCATGAAAAAGACCATAATGCTGGACGGTCAGGAGAAGACCATCGAAAGCAACGCCCTGCTGCCGCGTATTTACCGCAAGGAGTTCGGCAGGGATCTCATCTCGGACATGAAGCGCATGGCCGAGCAGGCGAAAAACGACCCGAACGATGTGAGCACCGAGGCGCTGGAAAACGTCACCTGGCTGATGCTTAAAGCAGCTGGAAACGATGTAGGCGAAAGCGTGGAAGAATGGCTCGCCACTCTGGACGACAGCTTCGCGGTCTACTATGCGAGCGGCGACGTGATCAGCCTGTGGCTGGATTCGCAGAAAACGACGTCCAAACCTAAAAAAAAATAAAAAGGTCAGCCCGTGAACCGAACGGCGCGATCTTTATGCTGAGGTGTGCGCAGCTTGGGCTGTCTGACGAGGCCCTCGCCGGCATGACCATCGGCATGGTTTATGACCTGCTGACAGAGCAGGCAAACGACATGGAAGACTATCCGGTGCTCGCCGATCAGGGCGACATCAACCGGATTTTTGGAGGCTGACATGGCCAATAATATCAAGGGAATCACCATTCAAATCGGTGGCGACACCACAGGGCTGGACAAAGCACTAAAAGGCGTCAACACCGAGGCGAAGAAGACCCAAGGCGAACTGAAAGAAGTCAACAAGGCCCTGAAACTGGATCCGGGCAACACAGAGCTGCTGGAACAGAAGCAGCGCGCCCTGGCGCAGGCCGTAGCTGACACGACCAAGAAGCTGGACCTCTTAAAGGATGCGCAGAAGCAGGCAGCCGAGCAGCTGGCCCGCGGCGACATTGGGCAGGAGCAGTATGACGCGCTGACCCGCGAGATTATGCAGACCGAGGCGCAGTTGAAAAAGGCCACCAAGGCGCAGCAGGAGTTCAACATCTCCGCGGAACAGGCGAAGGCGGCTCTGGATGGCGTCGCCAGCAAGGCCGAAGCCGTAGCTGAGAAGACGAAGGCCCTCAGCGCAGCTGCAGCCGGTCTCGTCGTGGCTCTTGGTGCTGCAGCAGTAAAGTCGGCAAAATGGGCCGATGACCTGAACACCCTCTCGCAGCAGACCGGCATCGCCACAGAGGACCTGCAGAAGATGCAGTACGCCTCCGAACTGGTCGACGTATCGGTCGACACGATCGCCGAGAGCATGACCAAGATGCGCAAGGCGATGGCATCGGACGGCAAGGAGGACACCTTCGCGAAGCTCGGCGTCAGCGTCAGGGATTCCACCGGAGCGCTGCGTGACAGCAACGAGGTGTTCTATGAGGTCCTGGAAGGCCTGAGCCGCGTCGGAAACGAGACCGAGCGGGACGTCCTGGCGATGGAGATCTTTGGGAGATCCGCGGATCAGCTGGCCGGGATCATCGACGACGGAGGCGCCGCACTAAAAGCCCTGGGCGATGAGGCGGAGAACCTCGGCCTGGTCCTCGATCAGGAAACGCTGGACGCCATGAACCGCGTCAACGACCAGATCGACCGATTAAAGGCACAGGCGCAGGCGAACTTCATAAAGGCAGGCGCGTCCGCCCTGGAAGCGCTGACCCCTGTCATCGAAGACCTCGTGGAAGTCCTGGCAAAGGTTCTGGAGTTTATCGGGAATCTGGATCCGAAGGTCATCGAGACGGTGGCGATCATCGCGACGGTCGTCGCAGCCATCAGTCCGATCGCCGGCATTATCGCGAAAATATCCACGGCGCTCAGTACGTTGACGACCCTCTTCCCGGTCATCGGCACATTTCTTGCCGATCTTCCGGGTCTGCTGCCGATCGCAGCGGTCGTCGCGTTTGGCATCGCCGTGGCAGAGCTTGTGGACTACATCTACAGAAACTGGGACAAGATCAAGGAGAAGCTGCAGGCGGCGAAGGACTGGTTCGTCGGACTGTGGGAATCTATGGTCGATGCCTTTAAGGAGACCATCAACGCCATCATCGGCCTCGTGAACTCCGGCATCGAAGCGATCAACAAGCTCATCGAAAAGATCAACAGCAGCGGGATCGCGAAGTTCTTCGGCGTCAACATCAAGACGATCGGGACCATCCCGGCGCTCGCAGGAGGCGGCAGCCTGACAAACGGGTCCGCCCTGGTAGGCGAAAACGGCCCGGAACTGCTGACCATGAGCAACGGCCGGGCGAATGTCACGCCGATCCAGCAGACCACGAACACCTACAACACCATAAACAACACGAGCCAGAGGCCGGTGCAGGTCGCTCTTGTGTGCGATGGCATGACCCTGGCGAAAGCGCTTTATAACCCCATGAAGCAGGTGCAGCAGCAATACGGCCCGAGCTTCGTGACCGAATAGGAGGCGCTCATGGCTTTTACTTTGATTATTAACGGCACGGACTTCAGCGAATACATCCAGCAGAAGACCGACATCAAAGAATCGATGCGGCGCATCACCGGCGAAGCCGAGGATCTGGCCGTAGACGGGACGATGATCACGGACCTCGTGGCAATCAAGTGGGACCCGGCGTTCCTGCTGAAACCTCTGCGCAAGTCCGACATGCAGACCCTGCTCACGCTTATGCAGCAGGAAAAGGTCTCGCTGCAGTACACCAGCGTGGTCAGCAACACGATCCGCGTCATCGAAGCGGAACCTGCGTCCATTTCGGTGCAGTACGCCACAACCTGGAACGGCGAGGACATCTACGCGCCGACGCCTATCAGTTTTCTGGAGGTGTAATCCGTGAATTATATTCAGTACGGAAAGGACCACTTCCACGGCAACAGCGCACGGTGGGGAGTCGACGGGCTGTTCATGAGCGGCCAGGTGGAGCAGATGATCGCTCTGTTTGGCAAGGACCTGACAGCCGACAGCTTGACCTTTATCGTCCGCAGCCGCGCTCTGGATGATACCGGGGACGCCTATGCCTTCCTGATCGACAGCAACGGCAAAGTGCTGCAGACCTCGGACGGCAAGATCATCCTGGTGCGTGCAGCGTTCCAGAACTGGATGGACTTCAAGCCAGGCGCACCGCTGGATCTTTACAACGTTTACGGCGGACAGAATATTGGCCGCTTTTATGTGACTGATGTGGAGCAGGTCAGCCGGAAGACCGTCAAGTTCACCTGCACAGACTGCATCGGTCTGCTCGCAGCTGCCGGGAATCATGTCGGCGGCATATATACCGGCGAGACCGTCGCAGAGGTCCTGCGCGAGATCATGACCGGAGTGTCTTTCAGCTATTCCGTGGCGAACGACGTCGGCGCTGTGCAGGTCTTCGGACGCCTTCCGCTGGCCAATAAGCGCGAGAACCTCGGCAAGCTGCTGGTGGCAACCGGCGCGACCGTAACCGAGCGCAACGGCAAGATGGAGATCAAGTACCTGGGCGCCGGAAGTCCCTCGACCATCTACCAGCGGAACATCTACATGCGCAAGCAGGCGGACGTCCAGCGAGTACATCCGGCAACCTCGGTGAACGTCACCGAGCACAACTTCTATGCGCTGCAGACAGACGAGACCGTGACTCTGTTCGACAACACGATCGAGATCACCGCAGCGAACAACCAGCTCGTCATCTTTGACGAACCCTGCCACGACTTAAAGTGGAACGGCTCGGCCTTGCCGGTTGGCTGGGACAGCGGCGCAAACTACGCGGTGGTGACCGGCATCGGCACCCTGACCGGGCAGAAATACACCCACACCAGGCGGCAGATCAGCAAGAGCACCGGCGTGACATCCGACGAACGCATCGAGGAGATCACCGACAACGAGCTAATCGGCTACCACAACAGCGACTATGTGGCGCAGCGGATGGTCAACTGGTACAAGCTGCGCACCTTCGTGAACTTCTCGGAACTGGATCCGAACGGCACTCTGATGCCGGGCACGCCCGTGAACATGACGGACCCGTTCGGAACCGCAAGGACCGGCTGGGTCCAGAAGAAGACCTTCCCGATCGGGAACAAAACGCTGGCGACTTTGAGCGTCGCAGTGGACTGGAAGCCCGGACCCTGGGGCAGCGGTCTGGATGCTTGGAAGCTGTTTGAGGAGAGCCAGACCTGGACCGTTCCGGCAGGCGTCACGCAGGTGACCTTCTATCTGGGCAGCGGAGGCAACGGCGGAGAAGGCGGACAGAAAGGCGGAGACGGCGAAGATGGAAGCGTCGGCGAAGGCGTCAAAGGAGGATCCGGCGGCGCACCCGGAGCAGGTGGCCCGCCCGGAAAGGTGCATCAGGTCTCCTTCGCAGTGACACCGGGCGACACCATAACGGTGACGATCGGAGCAGGCGGAGGTGGCGGAGCGAAGAACGGCGGCGCTGGAAGCGAAGGCGCTGCGACGACCATCACTCACAACAACACGACCTACACCAGCGCGGACGGAACAGTTCCGGAAAACGGCTTCACAAATGTGTTTACAGGGGACATTTACTCGGAAACGGGTCCGGAAGGTGTTCCTGGTGCAGATGGTGGCGCCCATATCAGCAGCGGGCTTGTGGCCGGAAACGTGGTCGACACACAAACATGGTACGGAGGCCAGCCCGGCACAAATCAACTGAACCACGACTACGGGCTTTATGGTATCGGCGGCGGTGGGTCCGGTGCGGCATACGGCGCAGACGGAAGCAACGGCACAAACGGCTTTTATACTTCCACGAGAGTGGTCGGCGGTGACG